AAACTGCGCTAATGCGGTAAACGTGGATTTGAGGCAGTCCATGCCAGCCGAGCAGATGGAAAAGCACCGCAAGGTCAACGCCATTCCACTGCAATGGATGTTCGATGTGGCCAAGGTCAGGAACGGCTGGGCAACAGTCACATGGAAGGCTTGGCAGTGCCAGGCCACTGGCATGGCCACAATGCCGTTTGATTTGAAGCACCGATGCCATTTGTATTTGGAGTCAAGTCCAGCGCCATCATCGGTAGAATCCGATGCATGGTGGCTCGACTGAGAAAAAGCATTGAACACACTGAGCAGGTCAAGCTGGTGCAGCGGGTCAGGGCGTTTTATCCAGACATCATCATTGCGGCTGTGCCCAACGGAGGCGATAGAACGGCCTCAGAGCGTGTCAGGCTGCATCAGGAGGGTGTACTGGCAGGAATGCCTGATCTGTGCGTCCTGGAGGCTTGTGGCGGGTTTCACGGGCTGTTTGTGGAGATGAAGACCACAAAAGGGCAGCAGAGCAAAGAGCAGAAGGCTTTGCAGTTGCAGTTGAACGCAAAAGGTTATCTGTGCGCTGTCGCACGATCCGCCCAAGAGGGCTTTGAAATCATCAAGGGGTATTTGAATGGCGAAAGCAAACACGCTGTCTGAGTGGGCTGACAACATCGCTGAAAGGCAGATGGGCCTCAAAGAAAAGGCAGCCATCGCACGCAAGGAAGCCTCAGACGTCAACAAGAAGATCCACCAGTTCGGTGGCGAACTCGCCATCGTTGACAGGATCTCACAAGGAGAAACCGTCTTGGGGTTGGCTCGGACGCTGGGGATAAGTCACACCGCTTTTTACGATTGGGTGGACAGAGGAGGCGAGGCACGGGCTGCTGCTCTTGCGCGTGCACGCACGCGAGGTGGGCAGAGTTTAGCCGAGCAGACGCTCGAGATCGCCGACAGCGCCTCTCCACAAGAGGCGCAGGTGGCCAAGCTGCGGGTGGACACCAGGCGCTGGCTGGCCAGCAAGATGGCGCCCGATGAATACGGCGACAAGCAGCAGCCGTTGGTCAACATCGACCTGGGCAGCATGGCGCTCGATGCACTGCGCAAACGCAGCATTACGCATACCGAAGACTGACAACACTTCATACAACGTCCATTATGTTAAGTCGATGTTGAGTTATCCACAGATTTAGGAATACGTTAGGTATAGCTTTTAGGTTATCCACAGGAATCTGTGGATAAGTGTGGACAAACCCCTGTGGACAGGTCGCAGCCGCCAGCCTGGCGATCTGGCCGCGACCCCCCCCCGTGGGCCGCGCGGCGGGGGCGCGGCTGTGGCGGTGCCTGACCTCTATCTGCCAACCCTGCTCAAAAAAAATTTTTTAAGTTTCCCCAAAAATACCCCTTATCCACTAACGATAGTTGCGCTAAACTGCAATTCTCAACAACCTGGAGAACCGATGAACACGACATTCCTTAAACGGGTACGCACCCTCTACCCGCAAAGCCGCCATCTGCAAAGGCAGTGGATCAAGAGCATTCGCCATCTGGGCAGCCGCTGGCTGGTGGCGCAGCCCCAGCCGCATGACAAGCTGCGTGAGCAGGCGGCGGGGAGGTACTGAGATGAGCAATAACACAGGTGGGCCAGCGTTTCCAACGCATCTAAACCTGACGCAAGGCATGACCCTGCGCGACTACTTTGCAGCCAAGGCGATGCAGGGTATGTTGGCAGACCCTAACACCCCTGAAATTATTGACATTGCTGGCGCAGCCTACGAAGTGGCAGATGCCATGCTGAGAGCGAGGCAAGCATGAACTGCTGCGATGCCAACGGCGATTGCCGACAGGGCAAGGACTGTCCGATCCGAAAAGCCAAAGAGTTGTTTGACGAAGAAGACAAACCAACCCCTGCTGATGGGCAACTGGTGTGGGCCTTGGTGGCCTTCATCACGTTGATGCTTGGCCTGTTGACATTGAGGAGTTGTTTATGACCAAAGACGAGGCATTGGACTTGGCGCTGGAGGCGTTGGAGTCTTGTGGCGCAGGTCACATAACAGACGGGGGCAACCAGTGGCATGACGAGAAGCTGGTTGACAAAGCCATCACCGCCATCAAGCAAGCCCGTTCAGCACCTGTGCAGGAGCCTGTGGCGTGCAGGACGCTCTGTGAGTTGTGCGTTAAGCGGGGATACAACTTTTGCGCGAATGCGGCTAAGACCACGCCCATCATCACCACCCCACCCGCAGCACAGCGGCAATGGGTTGGTTTAAACGCGGAAGACTGCAACCATTTGTACTTTCGTAGTAGTGATGTGGTGGACGCAATCAGTAGGACGGAAGCCAAACTCAAGGAGAAGAACACATGAGAGACACGATAGAGATGGCCCGTGAGGCTGGAGCAATCCATATTCACGGAAAGCCAAAAGAGTTTGCAATTGTCGGCAACGACAACATCAAAGCATTTGAAGCCCTTGTCCGTGCTGATGAGCGTAACCGGCTGGCTAAAGAGTGTGCATTGCTGCCCTTTGGCGACACAGCGGCCAGCTTTGCCGTCTGGATCAAGAACGGGGGCAAGGCATGAGGCCAGACAGTCCCTGCATAGCAGTCTGCACCACCTTGTATGACGAGCACTGCAAAGGATGTGGACGGACCTACATGGAGGTGGCGACCTGGAACGAGATGGAGATGCATGACCGTGAGGTGGTCTGGAAGCGCATTGACAAGGAAGCCACAGCGTGGCGGTACAACAGATACAAGGATCGAGTGAAGTGACAACAACCAACACGGGAAAGCATGTGATCATGGCGCTGGAGGCGCTCAAAGAGTTCGGACGCATGACTGCGCAGGAGTTTGCCGATTACGCCGACATTGGCCGGTATGACGCCCATGCGGTGCTTAACCGCATGAACAAGAGGACGAAGGCTGGAGAAAAGCGCATCTACATTGCAGCCTGGACCTACGGGCACGATGACGCAAGGCGCTACCCCAGGCCGGTGTTTATGCTGGGGGACAAGCCCGACAAGCCAAAGCCCAAGCCGAACATCCGCGCCATCCGGGCCAGGTACGAGGCCAAGAAGAACAAGACGTTCAGGATGAACAGCGTGTTCAACATGGCCATGCCGAGAGATAAGGTGCGCGAGTTGGCCAAGATCGTCACCCACAGCCAACAGGCCGCATAATTGACGCCTATGGCAAAAACAGAAAATGTGTTCCAGCAGTGGGTGGACAGGTATCACCCGGACCCGGTGCTGTTTGTGCGCGAGGTGCTGGGGGTAGACCCTGACCCCTGGCAGATCAAGTTCTTGGGGGCCATCGCCCGTGGGGACCGAAAGATCTCAGTCCGAAGCGGCCACGGGGTTGGCAAGTCCACAGCATCCTCATGGGCCATGCTGTGGTACTTCATGACCCGCAGCCCGGTGAAGGTGGTGGTGACAGCGCCGACCAGCAGCCAGCTTTATGACGCGATGTTCGCGGAACTGAAGAGATGGATCAACGCGATGCCTGCCCCACTCCAAGGCTTGCTGACCGTTAAGCAAGAGCGTATCGAGTTCAACGCTGCGCCCACGGAGATGTTCATCTCGGCCAGGACCAGCAGGGCCGAGCAGCCGGAAGCCTTGCAGGGCATTCACTCCGAGTATGTGATGCTGGTGGCCGATGAGGCGTCAGGCGTGCCCGAGCAGGTGTTCGAAGCTGCTGCTGGCTCCATGTCCGGCCACAACGCTGTAACTTTGTTACTTGGCAACCCGGTGCGCTCAAGCGGCTTTTTCTACGACACCCACACCAGGCTGTCTGGTGAGTGGACCACCTTCCAGGTGGCGTGCACCGACTCGCCACGGGTGTCGGATGAGTACGTCAAGGAGATGGCGCAGCGGTACGGTGAGGACAGCAACGTCTACAGGATTCGCGTCATCGGGGAATTCCCGAAGGGTGATGACGATACGGTGATCGCCATGGACCTGCTGGAAAGTGCGCTGCACCGGGATGTGGCGGCCAGCATGTCGGCGCCCATGGTGTGGGGGCTGGACGTTGCGCGGTTTGGCAGTGACAGGTCAGCCCTGTGTAAGCGCCAAGGCAACGTGATGACAGAGAGCATTCGGACTTGGAAGAACTTGGACCTGATGCAACTGACGGGCGCGGTGGTGGCCGAGTACAACGTGCTGCCGCCCAGCCAACAGCCCAAGGAGATCTTGGTGGACAGCATCGGCTTGGGCGCTGGCGTGGTGGACCGGCTGCGCGAGTTGGGTCTGCCGGCCAGGGGCATCAACGTGTCCGAAAGCCCTGCCATGGGCGGGACGTACAGGAATCTGAAGGCCGAGCTTTGGTATCGGGCAAAGGCGTGGCTGGAGGCCAGGGACTGCAAGCTGGCCAAGGACGAGGTGCTGATCAGCGAATTGGCCACCGTGCGGTACAGCTTCACCAGCAACGGAAAGATTCAGATTGAGGGCAAGGACGAGATCAGAAAGCGCGGCCTGCCCAGCCCTGACAAGGCCGATGCGTTTGTGCTGACGTTTGCGAGTGACGCGATTGCCGGGATGTACGGGTCGGCGGCCAGCAGCAAGTGGAGCCAGCCGCTACGCCGAAACCTGTCCAGAGTCGCATAATCTGCAAATTGATCAACTGGAGAAATCTATGCCAATGAGCAAAGCTGAGAAGAAGGTGGGCAAGGTGATGGGCGAGTACAAGGCTGGCAAGCTGCACAGCGGTGGCACCGGCAAGGTGGTGAAAAACCCCAAGCAGGCCATTGCCATTGCGATGAGTGAAGCCAAGATGCCCATGCGCGGCCAGCGCACAGCAACCAACCGGAGCAAGAAGTAATGGCCACAATGCAGCGCACCATGGAGCAAGCCATGGACCGTGAAGAGGGCGAAGGCATGGAGGGCGAAAGCTGCCCCATGCCAACCCAGGACATCACGCTTAACCTGAAGAACCGGGCCAAGGCCATCACCAGCGCGGCCTACGGTCCAGAGAACCCGAAGCTGCCAAACAGCGCGTTTTGGGCCAAGAAGGCTGACCAGTGGGATGTGTCCACCGATGACGCCAAGCAAAGCCTGTGCGGCAACTGCGCGGCATTCAACGTGTCCGATGGCATCAAGCAGTGCATTGCCGAGGGCATCGGCATGGAGGCTGACCCATGGGGCACCATTGAGTTGGCTGACCTGGGTTACTGCGAGATCTTTGACTTCAAGTGCGCGGCCAGCCGCACCTGCGATGCGTGGGTGGTGGGTGGCCCCAACACGGGTGAGCAAGAGGGTGAAGAAGGCGAGTATGAGGATGGCGAATCATGAAAGGTCTATATGCGAACATTCATGCAAAACGTGAGCGAATTGAGGGAGGCTCTAAGGAAAAAATGCGGCAGCCTGGAAGCAAGGGTGCGCCAACGGCTGCTGCTTTTAAGGCAGCGGCTAAAACGGCCAAGCCAGTGAAGGCGAAGAAATGATCCCCATCTGCATTGCGACTGTGCATGGCAAGGGTCTGAGCGTGCTGCTGGAGAGCATCCGGCAGTACGCACCAGAGCATCCTGTCTACCTGCGCGGTCCCGAGTCGGTCATCGAGAAATTTGACGCGCATCTCAAGATCTTTGGCCAGCCAAGCAATTTTGGCGATGACTACAACCAGGTCATCAATGCTGCGCTGCAAGACTACGACCAGGTGATCGTGGCCAATGATGACATCGTGCTGACGCCTGACAGCATCAAGGTGCTGCTCGAGGATGTGGCCATCATCAACACCATGCACAGCGTGCGTGCTGGCTGGGTGGCGTCACGGTCTGACGCTGCGCGGCCAGGTCAGAACGTGCGGATCACCGACCAG